TCTTAATGTAGGTCAAAGATGAGAATCTCAGCCTAGTTCAAAGTAAAATAAAGATTCCTCTCGAAAGATTTATCTCTTTATCTTACTCCACGGATCCGTGAATTTTCATCAGCCTTACGGCTGGGCTTATTTAAGCCGAGCTGTCTTGCTGATTAGCTTGAACCACCTCTTTCGCTTTCGACAACCAAAAGTCCTTAGCTTCGGTTGGCTTAATAGAATCGACTTTGACATATGTAATCTTGTCGATCGTCAGCAGAGTAGGGTGGGACTCTCCTTTTCCTTCGACGTATCTGTAAGCGTCGTTGGAAACCTTCTTGAAACCTGAAAGCAAAGCTCTGCGGTTTCTTCTTCTTTTCGCCTTCTTCCGACCCTTCTTATTCATCGGGGCTGTGTTTCGAAGGACTTTTCTTCCCTGCCTATCCATATTATAGCTTCCCATCAAGGCCATAACGGGCTTCGCAATCTTAGGTATGGCCGCAAAAGCTTGTTGGATGGTTGACCCTGCGTTAAATAGGTCAGTGATATTATCCATCCATCCTCTCTTAGCTTCTGGGGACATGCAGTTAAATTTTCCGACAGCTCCGGAAACCCACTCTAACACACCGTGTCCTCCAACTTTCTCAGCTGGATTGGCTATTCCTTTGTAAGGGTGTGTTATAACAAACTCATATTTTACAGAGACTGTTACAGCTATCCTAGAATTGCTACTAACCCCGTCAGCTACTACATACATATATCTTTCCATGACTGTTGCGTCACTAGGATTTCTGATAAATAGTAGGTCATTCGGAGTATCTGGAACCATAGTCTGGATTACTGTGTCTCTGATACTAACTGGTAAGACGTTTGGATGTTGTCTTATATCATCCACAGTCATATGAGCGTCATTGGTGTGCAAGACATAAAATCTACCTTGCACAGTGGTAATCGCGGCTGTCTCTTCCAAGACGACGTTGTAAGACGTAACTAAGTATTCGGTATCTGTAGGTCCTACTCTGCTAGTCATGGCATGTAAGGGTGAAAAATTCCAATTTGAGCCGCTTGGACTATAAACATAGCCCAAAGTACTCAAATCGTGCATTTGAAATCTAAACATCTTCACGTTACTATTTTCATTATCCGTGTAGTGTTGTTTGACTGCACCAACTGCTATATCTTTCCTCCCTCCAGCTGATATTCTAACAGCTTGTCCGTCTGGATGGAAAAAGTGCGCCATTAAGCTTCTCGCTTCTTTCTGTTCTGACATCTTCTTATTATTCTTATTTTCGAAGCCAGCCATCAGGTAATATTTAACGTTGCCGAAAGGTTCTTCCAACATCACGCTGAGATCGATTTTCTCGTTCTTAGCCTCTTTGGCTACTAACAAATCAACTTCATCGCTGTGATGTGTTTCTTGTTTCTCCCAGAAGTTTCCAAACATCTGAAAGAAATTCACTTTAGATTTGGCCAATGTCTCAGCCAACTTACCTTTCGTGTCCTCTACGGTGTCTTCCATAACATCACCGCACATTTGCAACGCATATTCCTGGAGAATTCGAGAACTTCCCGCAGAAAGAAGTCTGCTTAAAGCGACTGCGTACCTATGAACTCGACTATCTTTCATTATACTACGATTAGATCCCGTGTATAGTCGAGAATTGAAAAAGAAGTTTTCTAACTTAGGCAAAATAACACATTCCTCTACGTGTAATGTTTTTGAACAGAATGTTGCTCTGCCCATCCCTACTACACATTCGTCTGAGGGAATGACAAACCCACTGTGTATCCCATCGTCATCCGGTGACCTGGAAGTATTTTTCAAGAGCTCGTCTCTTAATGAAATTATATCATCTTTGCTCCTTGAAAAAGCGGTAAAGTCATCACCTGAAACTTTGCATGGAAAATCTTTTCCTATAGCGGCCATGCAAGTTTTGGCGAACATGAGGGTCGTGAGGGTGTTAGCCCAAGTGGTGGAAGGGTCTCCTGATGCGCGTCCTCCTTTGCGTTTGACTATTATTTTTCCAATTGGAGTGTAAAACTTCGTAGTCTTAACGCTGGCTGTCATCCATCTGAGTGACTGGTCGATAGCTTCGCGAGGAAAACCAAATTGAAGTAACCTATTTATCAACATAGGTTTCAATATTCTCAACAACTTTCTTTCTACAGACTCTTGCGTTTCGTGATAAACGGTTGAATCCATAGCTCCGAAGTCGGTAGAAAGTGTGTGAATCTCTCTTAGGTCTTTCCTCTCTTTCAGGAATTTAGATAGAGTTTCTTCTGAAGCCCTGTAACTATATCCTGGCATCAACAAACCAAGAGTCGCATTCATCCAATTGGATATAATCCAAGGGATTCCTGCTGCTAGTTGTGGCCTATTTTCCACGATTCTAGCTCTCTTCTTGTCACCGTAGATCACGTTTCCGCGAACATCTTTTGGATTGGCATAAGATTCGTAAGCTTTGACAAAACCTGTATAAAACTTAGTGCCCATTATCCCTTGACGCTGTTTTGAAACTGCGTCCCTATAAACTTCTTTCTTTGCTTCACCGAAGCCCGTCTTCGATTCGATTAAGTCTTCTGGAGATATCCAATGTTCGTCGATGAAATCTTTATCGATTTTAGCTTCTAGCACTCTAAATTCTTTTTCTGTGAGTCTGTTCAAACGTCTCAACCAATCTTCATCCACTCCTGTGTTGGGACGAAAGACTCTATTTGAAATAGCGTGCATTAAGTTGACCAAACTAGTGTGGTCATAAGCATAAGATCGAACAAGTCCCTTTTGAGACTCAAAATCGAATCCAGTTTGGATGGGGTTACGAGGTCTTTTCTCTTGCTGGATGTCCGCAGCTTCAGCCAAATCTAGGAACTCTTTCTCCGAAAGTCTTTTATCTTTATTATAAAACTGAACCGACACAAAAGTTTTATTACTTCTGTTAATAGGTTTGACTTCTTCTTTCGGTTTTCTAACGAAAAAGTTCTCAACTGGTTTCCCAAATCCTGAGAAGAGAAAACTATTTGTTCCATTCTTCTGAAGGGTTTCAGCTGTGCTCTCGAAAAAGCTAACGTACTCATACTTACGTTTCAAGATTATGACTCCGATAGCTACTATTTCTCTAGACGCCACAAGCAACAACAACTTGTAAAAAGCTGTGATTCCAACAAAGAAGGAGATGAATTTTCCCAAAACAATGTAGACTACGACTGTATAAATAATAGCGTCTAAGTCCGAGAAAACTTCTTCTCTCCGGGTTCCCTGCATACGAATGCTCATCCTTAAATCTTGCAGGTCCAATGGATCTACCTCGCTGTCCACTATTCTACTACCCACCACTCTCTCTGCAATTGTATATTTGAGGAGAAATGGGAGGTCGGCATAGGGGAGTTCAACGCTTTCAAGCGTTACTGCTGCTCTTATGATCTGAGCAGTCAAAGATTTGGCGACTTCCGCTCTAAGCTGAGGAACAACCAGTTTGTCTTTTATGGAGACATCTCTAGCTAAGAAATTAGTGACTTGGGGGATTTTATGGACATCAGTTCTCGTGATTTTCACGTGACTGTTGAACTTATTTCCTACCCACCTGCCGTAATTCACAGAATAGCAGCCACCGTGAGGAGTCATCAACGTAGAATCTGCCATGGTAAGACCCGGGTTCACATTGCTGTGAACGTAAGGATCTCCATTTCCCCTGGCGAAAAAAGTGACAACTCCATCATCTATCTCAACGGTTCCTTCACCATCTCCAATGTAATAGAAACCGTTTTGGCTAGGGAAGTCCATACCTACCAAGACTATTGAAGTCGAGAGGGGTTTTCTACTCTCCATCTCCCTGTTCCAGATTCTAGTATCCAAGTACCAGTGCATATCTGAAAAACAATAAGTAATATGGGTGATGGGGTTCCCTTCTTCTTCTCTCCTCTTAAGGATGGAATCGACAGAGGCAGCGAAAGATTCCATATTAAAATGACCCTCTGTCTTTTCCGTCTCGCCTTCAGGACCGTAGGGATTGGTGAATTCGTTGACAACAGTGATGTCAATCCCGTAGTTCTTGAGACGTTGCTCTCTGAGCAAAATGGCCTCAGCATTCTGGCGCATGTATTGCGCATCTACCACCGTGACGTTCTGGCGGTAACACAAATAAGCTGCTCCTGTCGGAATGTTGTTTCGGACGCGTTGAGGGGCAGCAGCAGGAGCTTCGTAGTTGGGCTGGAAGGTAAAAAGGCCCAAAATTGTTTCCAGCGAATTGATCGTTTTCGACTGGACATCCACGTATAAGGTGTTCCTAGTCGTGGAAAACATCTCTGACTGGTACAAATTAGCCAGGGTCCTGCAACCAGCATGCTCGCTGTCATTACTATTAAGCATGAAGTATTCACTGCTTTTCCCTCCAGTGACAGCTGAAGCGTGGGCTTGAAGCTTAGGGGAATTTTGAAAGAAGTTTCCCACAACTCCTTGAGCTAGCAATTTTCTGGAAGTTGTCTCTTTCCAGCCTGAAAACCTGCTCTTAGTAACTCTAGCCTCTTTGACTTTAATCTCAACAACATTCAAATGTTGGAGCTTCTGGAAAAGAGGCTGGTTAAACAAAAGGGGACCACAAGAATAGCTAGCACAATCCGGACAAATTTTTCCGACATTGTCCATAAACTCTATCAACTCTTGGTTGATAAGGCCACGACCCATGCTATTAACCATAGTCGTAGCCAAAAGGAGTTTAGAAGCGTCGGCGCAATATTCACACTTGGGAATGTCCATTATTGCCTTCCTGTACTTGCTAATCAAAGACTGGCGTTTATTATTCAGCGCACCAGTCATCGCTGTGAGGGACATTTTGTTCAAGGGAATGATCTTTTTCTGGTCCTTAATCTTCTCCTCTACTTTTTCAAATTTGTCCTTGAGCTGGGCTAACTTGACTTGCTTTTTAGCTATCTGGTTGCCTAGCTTCTTATTTTTGAGATCATTTTTGTTTGAAGAGGTTTGTCTCTTTTCCTCTTTTGAAATGAAGGCTGTCTGCACAGGTTCCTTCTTTTCGACACCTCCGAAGTCTCGAAGCTTAATCTCAACACCTACGTGGTAGGTGAGGTGCGCCGTCTTAGCCATAACCAACTTGATTTTCTTATTCTTCGGAAGTTGGCTCAGGACCTCGTTAGTCCCGTTGACATCAGCGGAATGATACCAATTCTTGATGTGGCAAGGACGTCCAAGGAGGGCTAAATAAGCGGCGGCAGACTTAAAGACACAGAATCCGTCAGTGGGCCAGAAAACAACAGTGTCGGGGTCTTCCATTTGGTAAGACCATCCGGGGCATTGAGCTGGGGCAAAATCGTGGATTCTGTCCTCTCTAGGGTAAGTCTCAATAAGCTTGACAGCTTCTTTGACTTGAACCCCTGAAGGGTCGCCCTCTGAATCTGGCATCGACACGCGGATTTTCCTAATAGGGAGAGTGTTGGCGTTCATGGTGGTGGCAGGGTAAACACCCTCGTGGTACACGGGGACAAAACCGTTAACCGCCGACTCATGCGCTTTCCTCTGGGCAATTTTCCCAGCAACCTTTTTGCGAAAGCCGCTTAGCAAAGTTGCTTTGCTGACTCTCTTGGTTTTAGGGCCACAGAGGTATATAACCATGGCGGAAATGAGGAAGAAAGCCTCAACATCGCCTGAAAAACCTATAGGTTTGTTTCTCTTTTTAGAAAGAGTATGTCTGAGTGGTAAA